CCTCTCTGCTCCGCCTTGTACTTCATGTACTCGGCGGTGCTCATTTCGTTGATGTCCTTGCCGCCCTCGCCCTTGGGGGCGTGGGCCACGTCGGCACCCTTGACGGTCGTGGTTGCGATGAAGTCGGCCCAGTCGGCCTTGATGCCCTCGGTCAGCTTGTCCGCGTCCTCGATAGCGCCGTCCTTGACGGTCACGCCCTCGAGGTCGGAGACCTTGAGAACAGTGTCGATGCGCTTGGGGTCGACGCCCGCCGACTCGAGCAGCTGTCGGTACAGGCCGCGCTTCTCGGCTGCTGCCTTTTCCCCAGCGACCTCGGCCTTGTAGTCGTCGAGTTCCTTGCACTTGGCCTTGTACTTTTCCTCGTACTCGCCCGCGCCTTCGCCCTTGGCCTTGAGCGCGTCCAGCTCCTTCTTGTAGCCGTCCGCCTTGCCAGCGGCCTCCTTGAACTCGTCGCGCTGTGCCTTGAGCGCGTTCACGCTCTCGGCGTGCTCGTCGATGATCTGGTCGATCTTCTCGTCCTCGATGCCCATTGCCTTGAGCATCTTTCGCGTGAGTGCCAACAGAATCTCCCTTGCTTCGGAATGGGCGGGTTCCCACCTATTGCCTCGGCGGGGCCCGCGCCGCAATACCTCGCGGCAAGGGTGAGTATCCAAACGGAGTAACGCGGCCCTACCCGCCGCCCCTCAGGTGCTTCTCGAGAATCGCCCGGTACGTGTCCCCGTGGCCCGTCGCCGCCTTGCGCAGGAAGTGCTTGCCCTTCATGCGGGAGGTCCCCTCCTCGACGTACGGCGCGTACTCGACGTTGGTGCCGATGAAGCAGTCGTAGCCTTTGAGGAGGTGCGTGACGGAGTTGCGCAACCTGCCCGTGTCGACCGGGCACGTCGCCTTGGCGTAGCCCTCCGCGACAAGGCCTATCTCCTCCAGGCCCGTTTTATAGGCGCGCAGGAGGGCCTTCTCGACCTGCTCGATGTTGTTCTGCCGTATCTCGATGCACTCGGCGGTATCCAGCTTCGCGGCGTTTACGATCTCCTCGGTGATGAGGGTGCCGTGCCGGCCGTGGTCGCCGACGCCGCCGACGAGCCCGTAAGCCATCAGTCGAGCACCTCGCAGCCGTAGCCAACGCGACCGTCGACGTCCGCCTCGATGGCCTCGATGGCCTGCATCGGAACGCCATCGCACCCGAGCGTGCATCCGTCGTCGGGCTCGACCTCGTCGCCACGCTGCGTGCAGATGTAGGTATCCGGGAACGTGAAGCCGAAACCCAGCTTTACGGCGCAGTCGCCGCAGTTCGCACAAGTGAATAGCTCTTTCATGCCTGCCCCAATCTCTCTGCGGGCAGTGTCACGGCACGGTCACGCGGCATGAAAAAAGCCCCGCCGTGGCGGGGCTGGCTGTGGTCTATTTGACTTTTATCTCGTTGGCCTTGTCCATCTCAAGCTCGATAGCAGATGGACTCTCGCCTCTGAGGAAAAATGGAATCGGGAAGAAGTCAATCCTCCCCGTTTCCTTGTCGATGGCATACGGAGTGTCGCCCGGGGCCATCTTTCCATCGAAACCGAAACCGACGAACCAATGGTATTTGCCCTCGTATGCGCACACCGGGCCGTATCCGTCTGCGGCCTCCTCTTCCAGAATCGGCTTTATGGCCTCTTCCAATGTGAGCATGTCAACCTCTTGTCGTCAGGCACTCGTCGATCTTGATGATACGCCGTTATACGCTAGAGACAGATTTCGGGGTCCTGCCTCTCGAATTTTGGAACGCCAGAGTCGAGCGACTCCTTGAGGGCTGCATAGACCTCATCGACATTGCCGTACCATATCGGCTCATAGCCGAAACGCTCCTCGAAGTTGGCCGCGAGCTTGTCGACCTGCTCCCATGTATGCAATTCGGCAACCATCACAGTCCCTCCTTCATCATCTCGTCAAATATTTTACTCGATTCCGGTAGGTATTTGCGCAGGACGGCGAGAGATTCCGGGTTCGCGGTGCTTGCGCTGAAGAACTCGGCGAAGCCCTCTTGCGCAAGCCTTGCCAGCTGGTAGTCCTCGGACGCTCCCTTTGGCCGCCAATAACTCTTGCTGTGGCCCCATCCATCGTTGCACTTGTTCAACGTTGCCCCGCCGAAAAGGTCGGAAAGGTCGGCCTTTTCGGCATTGCTCATCTCCCCTATCTCGGAGGCGACGGAACTATATGTGACAGCCTTCGTGTGCTTGAGGCCCGAGAGCGCCTCGGCCACCTTGTCAGGATGTCTCCTTAGGTAGTCAGCATGCCATTCCATGAGGTAGCCATTCGACTCGAGCCATCCGATGTCCTTTGACTTGACTGCCCGTTTGAGCCCTTCGCGCATCTCCTTGTGCCTTGCGTCAATGTAGGCTTCGACCTCGCTCTTTATGGTCTTGGCGAACACGCCGCCGCCGTACGTCCTCGAGATGTCCGCGTGCAGGCCATCAATCATATGCCCGAACTCGTGGAACCAGGTCGTTCCTTGGGGTCTCAATCCATCTTTCGAAAACACTATTTCAAGGTTGAGCCTCACGCCACCGTCCGTTGGGCTGTAGTGGGCGGTTCCACCCCATCCGCCGTTCAGCAAAACGAAATCCCGCTCATGCTTCAGGTAAACGCTACGGGCGGCCTTGTCCGAACGCTTGAGAATGCCTTTCACCGCATCCCTTTGATCCCCATTGAGGCACGAGTAGACGGAAGCAGACATATCGGGCTTGCCCGCGATGCGCCGAATTCGGGCCAGCGCCGCGTCCAACACCTTCTGCTGGTCGCCGGCGCTCATCTTGCGGAACGAGCCGGACGGTATGCCGTACTCCTTGAGCTGCTCGGTGAGCCTCTTCCTCGCCTCGGTCACGGACACGCCGGCAGTATCGAGCTTGCGGGCCGTGCCGGGCATCTCCATGAACTCTGAGATGGTGCGGTTCGCTGGCTTCGCGCCGGTGACGGCGGGCTTGCCCGCCTTCCATTCCTCGTAGGTCATGCCCTCGGGCAGGCGGCTGAAACGCTCGCCGTCGAGCACGTCGAGTCCGTCACAGCACGCCACCAGCGTGCAGCGGCAGTTCGCCGTCTCGGCATACGGTGCCTCGGGGTCGCCCGGGTAGCGGCACCCGTTGCTGAACTTCTCCCCAACTTCGACCTTCTCGCCGTCGAGCTGCCTGTGGCTCGAGCGCGTACGCAGGTCGAGCGTCGCCATCCATTCCTGCTG